CAACGAAGCTGCCAATACTGCGGACGGGTTCACCCAGTGGGCTATGCATGTCCCATGAAACCGCCGAAGAAGCAAAGCAGAGCGAAGAAGGTTGCCAACGATATCCGAGGCGGCTGGCGGTGGCAACGCAAGCGGGAACAGATTCAAAGACGTGACCAGTACCTCTGCCGGATATGCCTGGAAGAGGGTCAACTCACCTATGAGGGGCTGGAAGTCCATCACATAGTTCCACTGGAGAAACAGCCGGAGTTAGCCTATGTGGATGAGAACCTAATCACGCTTTGCCGGTACCACCACGAGCAAGCGGAGAGAGGCGATATTCAGGATAAAAAGCTGTCGATTCTAGCAAGTGCCCCCGGGTATATCGAGTGATTATCTGGGAAATGTTGCAACACTGACCGGCCCGCTTTTTTCACGGCGGAATCACAGAATGGAGAGTGACAGAATGGCAAGACCGGCAAAGGCGGCGAAAGTGCTAAGTGACCGGATAACAAAAGAGGAACGCGCTGCGCAGATTGCTGCCGAGGAGGTTTTGCGCGGCAGCGGCGGCAGAATAGATCCTGCGTACCCGTTGAACGATGCGCAGCGCCAGATTTTCAACACGATTGTAAGCGAATACGAGGCAGCGGGGATTCTGGGGAATCTGGACAGCTATGTGCTGACCATCACGGCAGTCTCGATTGACCGGGTGGCTGCGCTTGATCAATCGGCGAACGGAGAACCGGAGACGCTGACGGAGGCAAGATATTACAGCGCCCGCGGCAACTATCTGAAAGATTTCTGGCGAGGGTGCAATGAGCTTTGCCTATCCCCGCAGTCAAGGGCGAAGATCGGCAAGGCGGCGGCTCAGGCCGTCAAAGAGAGAAAGGACAAGCTGGTGGAGCTGCTGGCTGATGACGATGATTAAGGGCCACCCAAGTTACAAGTATGCCTGTCAGGTGTTAAAGGGAAAAGTGAACGCTCCGCGGTATGTCATTGCTCAGGCAGCTGACTTCAAGGCCGTGGCCGACGGCACTGACTCGAAGTATTGTATCAACGAGAAGAAGCTTAAGAAGGTTGACGGTCTGCTGAAGCTGATGGTTATGCCGAAGGGACTGAAAGCTGGAAAGAGCATCTATGATGCAATGGCGGGCTATCAGTGGCTCTTTGCTGTGGCCTGTCTCTGTGTGGTCTATCGGGATGACCGGAAACGCCGGAGATACGAGACGGCTATCCTGGAGATTGCCCGGAAGAACTTCAAGACCTATACCATCGGCATCCTGTTCATTCTGCTGATGCTGATGGAACCGCAGTTTTCCAAATTATTCTCTGTTGCGCCTGACGGGTCCCTGTCGCGGGAGGTCAAGGCTGCAATCGAGGAGATCCTGAAAGCAAGCCCGGCTCTGAGACCGGAGGATTTTGCCGAGAAGTACTTCAAGATTCGCCGGGACGACATCACGTTCAGGCCGAAGGACACGGTTTACATTCCGCTGAACTACTCCAACGGACGGCTTGATGGGCGGCTCCCTTCCGTATTTCTGGTTGACGAGGCTGGAGCCCTGCCCAACAGTTACGCCATCCAGGCTATGAGATCCGGGCAACTGACTATCCTGAACAAGCTGGGCTGCATTATTTCGACCAAGTATCCGAAGTTTGACAACCCATTCGAGGATGAGGTGGCATATGCCAAGAGAGTGCTTGACGGCATAGAGCCAGATGAGAAGCTGTTTGCCCTGCTGTACGAGCCGGACGATACTGAGAACTGGATGACCAATGATGAGGTGCTGATGCACGCCAACCCGGCGGCTTTGGAGATTCCGGCCCTGTGGGATGACTTGATTGACCGGAGGCGCAGGGCGGTCTCGGTAGAGAGTTCAAGGGAGAACTTCCTTTGCAAGCACTGCAATATCATCTATCAGGGGATAGGGACGGAAAGCTATATCCCCATCAACCAGGTACAGGCCTGCAGGGTGGATGAGATTGACTGGACTGGCCGGGAGGTCTATCTGGGCGTTGACCTCTCCATGAGCAACGATAACTGCGCCGTGGCCATGGTGGCAGAAGACGGCGGCTCTATACTGGCAGATGTGACAGCATTCATTCCAGATGGCCGCGTGGATGAGAAAAACGCAGCCGAGCATCTGGATTACAGGCGGTTTATCCGGGCCGGGAAATGCGTGGCCTGCGGCGGCAAGACAGTTGATTATTCCGTGATAGAAGATTTTGTGTTCAATCTTGAAAAGGCCTGCAAGGTCAAGGTCATGGGCATAGCGTATGACCGGTACAACGCCCTCTCGTCGGCGCAAAAGTGGGAGCGGGGGAAAGACGGCGGAGACGGGTATAACACCGTCGTGGTACGCCAGCATTCGGACACGCTGCATCCTCCGACAAAGCTGCTGGCCGAGCTGATAGCAGACGGGAAGTTCCAGTATGAACGCAATGACCTGTTGGAGATAAACTTCCAGAACGCCCGGTGTACATACGACACGAACATGAACCGCTATGTGAATAAAAAACGGTCTAACGGCAAGGTGGACATGGTGGTGGCCTTAATCAACGCCACCTATCTGCTCCAGCAAAACGTCTACTTTGACGACGGGCCCGGATGGACAATCCAGGTATTCTGAGGGGAGGGATGAGTTGGATGGGCATTTGGAGCTGGCTGACGGGCGCGAAGACGGAGACACGGGAGCAGCCTGTCGCGACGGTTGACGAGCTGCTGGCCGCCATGGTTCCTGGAGACCGGGTGACAAGGCTGGAGGCGATGGAAATCCCTGTATTTGCCGGGTGCGTGAAGTACATTTCTGAGACTGTTGCGTCTCTGCCAGTGAGGCTCTACAGGAAGGCCGGCAACGGCGTTGAAGCTGTAGAGGACGATGTGCGCCTGAAGCTGCTGAATAACGACACGGGGGATATCCTGACGGGGTATCAATTCAAGCAGGCTCTCGCAGAAGATTTGGTCATTGACGGCGGCGGCTATGCGTACATCAACCGGGAGCGAAACAACTGGAAAAGCCTGCACTATGTGAGCCGGGAATATATCTCATTTCTGCCGGGCGTCGATCCGATCGTCAAACGGTGCCGGATTATGGTGAACGGCCGGGAGTACCCGGAAATGGACTTTATCAAGGCAACCCGGAAGTCAAAGGACGGCGTGCGTGGAGTTGGCATACTTCAGGAAAGCCAGCTGCCGCTTGCGGTGTCCCACAACGAACTGGAGTACGAGAACCTTCTGGTGAAGACCGGGGGCAACAAGAAGGGCTTTTTGAGGGCGGAGCGGCCATTGACCAAGGAGGCCATGGACGGGTTGAAAAAGCAGTGGCGCGACTTGTACTCCAACAACACGGAGAACGTAGTGGTGCTGAACAGCAACATGGATTTTAAAGAGGCAAGCTCCACATCGGTTGAATTGCAGATGAATGAAAACAAGGAGACCAACGCCATAGCAATCTGTAATCTGTTCACCATCTCACCGGCAATCCTGAGCGGTTCCGCAAGCGGCACAGAGCGGGACAACGCCTTTGGGATGGCAATAGCGCCCGTCCTGAACAGCATAGAAGCGGCGTTGAACCGCGATTTCCTGCTGGAGAGTGAAAAGAACACACTATTCTGGGCATTCGATACCAAGGAGCTGTTGAAGGGCTCCATCGACAAGCGCTTTGCTGCGTATAAGGCCGGGGTTGACAGCAACGTGCTCCAGATAGACGAAGCGAGAAGGATGGAGAACCTGCCGCCCCTGGGGCTGGATTTCGTCAAGCTGGGCCTGCAGGACGTATTGTATAACCCGAAAACGCGGACATTCTACGCACCGAACACCAACCAGACAGGCACGTTGAGCGGGACGATTGCGCCAAGGGGAACTGAAAGCGAGGTGATACCAGATGAAAGTTGAAATTCGCAGTGATTCTGTTGTGCTGGACGGATACGTTAACGCAGTAGGCCGCGACAGCCGGCTGATGGCGTCGCCGCAGGGAAGGTTCGTGGAACAGGTAGAGCCGGGAACGTTCCAGAGGGCTATCGAACGCGGCCCGGTTGAGCTGATGTTTAATCACGACAAGGTGGTTGGCAGTACCGCTGACGGCACTCTTGAACTGAGAGAGGACGTAATCGGCCTGAGAGCGACAGCAACCGTGATGGATCCGGAGGTGCTGGAAGCGGCCCGGTCGGAATCCCTGACCGGCTGGTCGTTTGGGTTTACGCCGCTGAGAGACCGTTGGGAGGACACTGACAATGGCTATCAGCGGCGGTATCTGAAGGATATCCGGCTCCAGGAGGTATCTATTCTGACAAAGATACCGGCCTATATCGCCACCACCATTGAGCAGCGGGATGAAGAAACCGAAGTCAAAGAGGAACGCAACGTGGAGGATCTGCAGAAAACCGAAACAGTTGCGCATACGCCCGGAAATGGCAGCAACACAGCGTACAAAATTCGCAGACTAAAGATTGGAGGAAAAAGAAAATGAATCTGAAAGCAATGATTGAGAAGCGCAATGCCCTGATGGACGAAATGGACGGCCTTTTCGCCGCCTGCAAGACCGGCGAGGAGGAGCGGGCGTTCAGCGAGGAGGAGGCCGCCAGGTTCGAGGAGCTCGAGAATGAAATCCGCGCTCTGGACAAGACCATTGAGGCGGCCCAGGCCCGGGAGAAGATGGAGCGCAGGGAAGCGCCTGCCGGGGAGTCTCCG